ATCTAAAAAGTTTATAGACCACGTTGGAGGATATTGTAATTGCAACGTATTACCTTCTGCATAGAGACCTATTCTAAAGGCGCGAGATATGTTTCTAATCATTTCCGACTCACTTTTACTTTTTGCCATAAACTTAAATGCAAATTGAAAGCGACGAGTCGCCATTCCAGTAAATTCGGTAGTAATATTTTTATTTAAAGTGGTGCCCAAACCAATGCTAATTGCAGATTTAACGCTGTCATCTAATGGCGCCATTGATGCAGCCAACTGACCAAGTTCAGAAAGCGAATTTGGTATGCTTCCCTTTAAGTTACCCAAATAATTAGATGCACCGGCTATTCCACCACTTCTAGCTGCAGATAACGCCCCACCTATCATGCCGGCAGCATTTAATTCGGCATCATTATATGTTGCAGCATCAGCAAACTGTAAATTTAAAGGAACCGGCAACCACACAAAAAATGAATCATTAAGGTTATTTCTAGGAGTATTACATATCATCTGCATAAGAGGCATTTTCCCAGACTGCAAATCGTCAGGAAAATATAGATTTTTGTAGTTTGTATCCTTCGACAGTGCCATATATCTATTTATAAGTAATATTTATGGCATACAGCGGCAAATATATTGCAAAAAACAAAGGGAAATACTCGGGAGACCATAGTAAAATATATTATAGAAGTCTATGGGAGCGACAGGTATTTAAATTTTTGGATGAAAATTCTGATGTATTGGCTTGGAACAGTGAGGAGGTTGTAATCCCGTATCGATGCAAAACCGACAATAAGGTTCATCGCTATTTTGTTGACTTAAAAATACAGTTTAAAAATGGACAAACCTATCTAATTGAAATAAAGCCCAAAAAGCAGACTATTGAGCCAAAAATAAGAACTAAAAAAACAAAGGCATACATTACAGAAGTACTCACATACGTCAAAAACCAATCAAAATGGGAGGCTGCATCAGAATATTGCGCAGATCGCGGATGGACATTTGAAGTATGGACAGAAGATACTATCAAGGGGCTTGGCATACGTCTATTAACTTAAAGTTGTCTTTATAAATAGATATATGCCATCCCTTTTTTCTAAAATACAGTCTGATATAGAACGGGCAGGGCTTTTGCCACGTACTGTCCAATCAAAAGATTGGTTTATAAGAAAAATAAAAAGTATAACGAGAATAGCGCCTTCAAAAATATTAAATGACGACTCATTAATAGTAAGAAACAAACCGTTAATTGGTCGTATGTTTATGTTTTTATATGACCCTAAGGGCAAAGAAACTCTTCCATATTACGACCGGTTTCCTCTCATACTCATGATCGGTCCGGCAAAGGGCGGCTTTTATGGGTTAAATTTACACTACTTGCCTCCTAGAACGCGGGCGGTATTTTTTGATCGTCTTATGGACTATATGACAAATCAAAAATATGATGAGTCAACTCGTCTGCGGTTATCATACAGTATGCTAAGTAGTACAGCTAAAATGAGAGCATATGCTCCGTGCTTTAAACACTATCTATTTAAACATGTTGTTTCAAAAACAGTTGAAGTGCTTCCAAAAGAATGGGAAATTGCACTATTTTTACCAACCGATACCTTTATTGGAGAAACATCAGCAACGATTTGGTCAAAAACAAAAAATCTTGTATAAGTCATGACAATTACAGAATTTGTATCAGAAGTATCAGCTAAAATGGGGTTTGCTCGATCAAACAAATTTAGTGTTGAAATACCACGCGCACGAAATTCAAATACCATGAGCGCAGATGGGATTAATATTATGTGCGAAAGCGTCTCTTTGCCCGGCACCCAAATCTTAACCACAGACTATTCATCAGTACGACATTCATCAAAATATCCAACAGGCACAATGTATGAGGACGTAGAGTTAACATTTGCTCTTACAAGTGACTATTATGCTCGCAAATTTTTTGATGAATGGATAGCATCTGTTATAACCACCACAAACGATAATTACACACTAAACTATCGTTCAGATTTCTCTCGTGACGTGACTATAAATCAATTAGATGAAAATGATAAAAAAATATACAGTCATAAACTACAAGATGCCTATCCTATTACAATACAAAATATCAATTTAAGCAACATGAATGAAGATGAAATATCACGTTTTAGTGTCACTTTAACGTATGATAAATATGAAATAACGAACCACAAATAAATTATGCCATTACCAACACTTGAAACACCTAAATATAGTATTAAAATACCATCAACTGGTAAAACAGTTGAATATCGTCCATTTCTTGTCAAAGAGGAAAAGATACTTCTTATAGCGCAAGAATCCGGAGAGACTTCTCATATGATCTCTGCGATGAAAGATATTATTTCAGCATGTACATTTGAAAAGGTTAATCCAAATGATCTTACCACATTTGATTTAGAATATATTTTCTTAAAACTGCGATCAAAGAGTGTTGGGGAAAATGCAAATATTCTAGTTAAATGCGAATCATGCAATCATAAGAATCCGCTCTCATTAAACCTTGACGAAATTAGTATAAACATGCCCGCTAATGTTGAAAAGACTGTAATGCTAACTTCAAATGTCGGCGTTAACATGCGTTATATAAAGGCAAAGGATATTACAAAATTAGCTGATGTTTCAAAAAGTGAAGCCGATTTGATTACTGATATAGTAATTGCTTCGATTGAATCTATATTTGATGAGTCTAAGATATATCCAACTGATGATACACCAAAAGAAGAGTTAATCGTGTTTGTAAATTCTCTAAATCACGATCAACTAAACAAGTTACAAAAATTTATTGAAAGCGCACCAAAATTAGAAAAGATTATTGAGTTTAAATGCACTTCATGTAAAACTGATAATAAAATAACTCTTTCAGGCATACAGTCTTTTTTCGAATAAACCTCTCACATGAATCATTAACAAATTATTATCAAACTAATTTCGCACTTATGCAACATCATAAGTATGGTTTGACTGAATTAGATATGATGATACCGTGGGAGAGGGAAGTATATGTTTCATTATTATTAAAATATCTTAAAGAAGAAGAACAACGTAGAAAAAATAATTAAATGGCAGACATTACCGAATCACCAAAACTTCTAACTTCAGTTATAAAAGAATTACAGGACAATAATCATGTAAATGAACTTATATTTGATTCGGTAGAAACATTAAACACATCTCTAACCACAGACATTCAGGGAGAATATAATACAGATATATTTACACAGATATTAGATAGAATAAATGGTATATACAAAAACATATTTAAATTTTTAGATATATTTGCCGGAAATGATTTACAAGATGAAGAGAATCGTCGCGAATTACTTGCTGCACTGCGCGGAATAGGAAAAAAGCAACGGGAAGAACGTACAACTTCTCCTCAAACAGAAAAAACTGCTGAAGGGCTCTCTGGATTGTTATCTACACTTTTGATTGGCGGAGCTGGATTCTTAATAGGCACCGTAAGTGGATTTATAGGACAAATATCAAGTATGATATCTGCCGTCATAAAGGACTCTAAAATTTTCCGGGCAGTTTCTAATTTTACCAATAAATTGGGGAGCGGTATAGTTAAGTTTATAAAAGATTCAAAACTATATACTGCAATTTCAGATTTTGTGAGTGGCATAGGGACTAGAATGAGTGGTTTCTTTCTTAAAATTAAAGATTTTTTTAATATTAAACTATCAGGGGTTCAATCTGCTTTGGGTAAAAGCAAAATACTCTCTGGAATAACTTCTAGAATTTCTGCATTCTTTTCACCTCTCATTGAATTGTTTAAATTTATTAAAGGTGTTTTACCTGCAGGAGGCCCTAGTATATTTTCTAAACTAATGATTCCATTAAAGGGAATTGGAGAAACATTTAAGGCAATGTCAGTCACATTTACCAAAGCGATAGGTATTGGTAAAGTATTTGGTCAAATATTAGGAAAACTCGCTTGGCCAATTACCATTATTATGGGTCTATGGGACACCATAAAGGGGGCGATGGCTGGTTATAAAGAAGACGGAGTTGAAGGGGCGATCAAGGGGGGATTAAGCGGGCTACTAAATGGTTTAGTTGGTGGAATACTTGACATGATTAAAGGAGGAATATCATGGATAGCCGGAGCATTAGGTTTCAAGCAAGTTGAAAAGTTACTAGATAGTTTTTCGTTTAGTGCTATTATAGAAAGTTTTGTAGAAGGTCTTGTTGATTTTGGTGAGAGTATATTTGATTTAATGCTGGCTCCATTTACCACAATACCTAAAATGTTAAAAGAAGCATTGAAATCAATAAGTACTAAAGGGTTTAAGGGTATATTTGAATTTCCTAAAATTGTATTGCGCGCAGTATTGCCAGATCCTGAAAAACATACAAGTATGTTTGATCCGTTATATTGGACAGCAAAAGCAATACCAGATTCAATCTATGAATATGCTGGATTACGCGGTGGCAATACAGATAATTCTACTATTGATGCTGCTGATCAACAACAAAAAAAGCTTAAACAAGATGACACTGAACTTGAAAAATTAAAAGAAGATGAAGTCAAGCGGAAAAAAATAATCGATCGTTATGATGTAGACAAAGATGGTAAATTAGGACTTGGCGAAACACTTAGCCGAGTTGGTGATTCTGCGACTACGTGGTTAGAATCAAAGGGTGTTATATTAAATAATACTGCAAAATCTACAGAAATTTATACGACACCAGCGTCTGAGATTTCTACTCCGCCTACACCGCAGGTAGAAAGGATGCAAAACAATACTGGTGCGACATTAAATCAGTCAAGTCAAAGCACATTGGCGATGCCAGTAATTGTCAATAATTACGGTGGTAATATTACAAATAATACAACAAGCCGAGTAAATAATACACAAGCAATTTACGATCCAATCGTTACTGGTAGTAATTTAAGTTTGACGAATCGATAAATGAAAACAGGGGATAGAACACTCTATCCCCTGTTTTATAGTTGTTAAACATTAACCGCCTTGAGCAAGCTTTGCAAAGTAGCTAAGCGACTCATCATCGTCATCGTCATCAGAGGTTGATGCAGCAAATGTCGATTCAGTACTTTTATAACTTGGAGTCTGTTCAACTGTTTTTCCAACTGCAACAGCAGCGACATTCACGCTTTCTGGTTCAGTAGAAGAACCGGCAAGTGCCTCTGCTCCAAGTACTTCAACAAGCTTGCGCTTAAGATCTGCATACGACTTATAGTTTGCAGGATCAATAAAGTCCTTTAATGAATACAGCGAATTGTAAATCTTCTCAAGCTTAGCTTCGTCTCCGCTGAAAAGTTCAGAAGCTCCTTCAAATTCAGACTTATCATAGTTACGATAGCCTTCAAAGTTACGAATCTTCAACTTGAAGTTTGCTCCTGCCCAAAAATCAAATGGGTTGATTGGAGTCTCATCTTGAAACTGTGGTTGCATAATATCCATAATCTTGTCAAAGATTTTCTTGCCATATTTGTACAAGAAAACTTTACCTTCGTTGTCTGGATTTG